AAAGAGCTCTAGCACATCTCTCTACGTGTGGTACTACCATTCTCATTGCAATCAAGTCCATGGCATCCCCATTATATAATGTAAATATACGAATAATTTGTTAAACTACCAAATTAATTTGGTTTTGCGAATTGTAAAAGATTGGGAAGATACAAATAAAGGTTTTGCATAGTTTTAAAACTTAATCTAATTGAATTAAAATTTGATTGTTTTATACTTTCCGCATTACCTGTTAATCTCCAGCGAAGTTTTGTGATTATATAAAACTTTAATCCAGTTACATTTAGTATTGTAAAGTCAGGAGCTATTTCATATATGTATGAATTTATATCATTTGCTTTTTGAATAAAATACCTATCTATATATCCATTTTTATAATCATTATCACTTGGATTGGGTATAAATGCATTGATTTTAATTTGATTAAAATTAGATGTTACAAAATTATTATTTATTTTATTATATCTATCTATACTCATAATTTAAAATTTATTGATATTGTCTATATCCAGCAGTTACAGTTGTCAACCAAGTCATACCTACAATTTCATGTTCTATTTCTGTTATTTGAAAAAATCCGTTATTTTCATATGTCTGAGGAATACCTCTTATATTAAATGTTTGACCTCGTTCAATACTACTAATTCCAAATGTTTTAAAACTATATTTAATTGGTAATAATGGAGATGTTCTTGATTCTTTAGTAAACTTCGTTTTATAATCGTAAAAGGCCTGGTTTCGTAAAACATCAAAATAGTTTGTATCATCAAATGTAAATATTCCAAAGTTCAGATTTAGGGTAGTTTGGCCATCGGGTATACTACCTACATCAAAATTCACCACATGAGGTAGTGGTAAAAGAGTTACTTTAGCTAAATTATCATTGTAATATTTTTTTGTATTGTCATTTTTAGCAGTTGGTGTAATTAATTTTGTATCTGTTGTAATTGATAAAAATTTATCGCTATGTGCTCCAAAAAATGAGTCTCCGGCATCTATTATTGGTTGGGTTGGGTTTATAGCTATTGAATTACGTCTAGCTATAATTTGATTTGACATTTCAGCTGTTAATGCTATATCTAAATTTGCTTCTAAAAAACAAGATTGCGCGCCGGTATGTGCAAAAACTGGTTGGTGTGATGGGGGGTGGCCTGACCAATTTTCATCAATAATTTTATAAATAAGGTCTCCTGTTGTTGTATCTTTACTTTCTATTATTTGAAAATTCCAAAACGAATTAACAGCATCAGACATTCCATTTAGTAAATCAGTTAAAATCTCTCTTATATTTTTATTAGATTGATTTATTGTATTTTTAAAAAAATCAAAATTTATATAAAGGTTATTTATATATCCCCAATAATTTGGCTCTTCTCTAAATGCTAGATTGGCTGGTGTAACTTTTTGTTCCAGAAATCTAATTTCTTTAGTTTTGGGTTGGCCTACTAATTCAGCTAATATATCTCTATATGGATTAGTTAAACTTCGTTGGTCTACTATTGATGAATTATCAAAATATTGAGAAAAATCAGGTAGCTGTCCAGTTATTATTAATTTATCTTTTTTAGTTGAAAACATTCGTGGAAATCCAGGTAGTATAGTATCGTCTGTTTGTAATTTTACTTTTATTGCCTTTCCGCCTACTGTATAGTTTTGTATATTACCATTTGCATTTAAAATATCAATAGCTAATTTAAATCGTATATATCGGTCTGAGTTTGCATATATCGTTCTTGGTATTTCTCCGTCATTGCCCTTTCTTTTGTCACTAACACTTAAAAATCTTCCTTCAACCAGACCAGTTGCATATTCATACCAAGTTGCACTACTAGCGTTTCTTATTGAATCTGAAACAAATTCATCAAAATTAATAAAATCATTTGAGTTGCACGTTGTCATTAATTTTTTAACCTCTTCGGTTTGCCTTTGTGCTGGTAAATTATTAAACATTGATTTAAATCTACGTTTTTTCGCGAATGCATCCCAATCGGTTTGGGATGAAGCTACTTCAGTAGTTTCAGCATATGAATATATATCAGTTCCATTATTAGAACTAGCTTCTCCAGTTTTTTTATCTAGCGAAAACATTAGATTATGCGATTGTAACCAAGTAGGTAATGATGGTACTCCTTGCATTTCTATTTGAACATTGAATACATCTCCTTCACTTTTTACATTGCCACCGGTAATAAATCCAAAATAACAATCATAATCTCCATTAGATTCTGTTCTTGTCTTGTTTAATTCAGTATTATTTAAACCTCTAATAGATGCTGCCTTTAATATTTCTTTTGTATCTATGTTACCGTTTGCATCTGTTAGTTTTACAATTCCGGCTTTCCCCTTTTCAGTATTCCATCCCCATTCAATAAACAAAGTATATCCTGGTTCAAGAAAATATTTTTGTATTTTTTCCAATTGTTGCAATGAATAGCATGATATATTCATTGTTGCCACTCTTGATATTTGGCTTATCCCCTCTCTTACAGTGAACATGGTTATAATTGGACTTGGTCTACCACCTCGACCTACATCAGGATTTACAGCCTTTCCATCCCAATTTGTACCAATAGTTCCACTAATATCTCTTGAACCATATAAACTTGGTTCGTTCGGTAAAGTTTTACGTGATTCATTGAATATGGGATGATTAATATTACTTTCTAAAATTAACCCATCATCGGCACCAGAAATAGCCCTAACGAAAATACTTCTTTTAGGAATAACTAATTGTTTTCTAGAAATCATCGTAATTATACTGCCTGAAGGTATTGGTAAAAATTCTGGAAACATATTTTATTATTTTGTAAAATCATTAAGTATATCAATATAGTTCATTGGTATTCTAAGTATTGTACCGTCCGGCAATGCAAATTTTCCATTATGTAGTTTATTTGCTGCTGCTATAATCCACCAATAAGTAGAATTTCCATAATATTCATATGCCAATGAATCTAATCTATCTCCCGTTTCGGTTGCTACATACATATCACTATCGGATAATGGGATTGTAGCGTATATTCTTGCTTGATAAACTACTTTACCCTCATTAATTTTTTTTGTTAAATTATTATCGTATCTACTTGCCATAATTTTTTATTTAAAATTTAGTGGTGGTGGTGTTCTAAGAAAGCGTTTTGGGTCTTTTAATCGGTTCGTACCAAATAGTGTAGGTGTATTACTTTTATTTTTTGCAGTTTTAACATAAACGCTTGTTAAATCTCCCGTAGATGTGTATGGTGTTTGTGTATAATATCTACCTCCGATTGTTGTAGAAATTGCATCAACAATTTTTAATGATATATTAATGTCAATTATCTGCGGAAGTATATGCTTGTTTGTCTTTGTGAAAACATCTTTTGCATCCTTTTCATTTGGTGGAGTTTTTGAATTTTGATTCGCTTCGTGTACTCTGTCTATCGCTACTTCTGTTGTATCAGCTCGTTCCCATTGATTTGATTCTGCATTATAAGTTAAATTACCAATTCCAGTTTCCCAAGGATAAGAATCATCAACCGTATATGTTAAAGATTCAATAATAGCCCATCTATCTTCATACATATTTCCTAATGTAAATTTAATAAATGGTGGTGTTACATGAGTTTGATAATTCACCTTACCATTAGGTACACCAACATTACTATATTCTTGTGGGTAGCATAATGATGTTAAAAAATTTATTCTTTCCCAAGCTGCAACATGCTCAGCTGCATTTGTTGAATATACTTTAAATGTAAATTGAACTGTTCTTTCAACTTGATTGTATGTATATAATGGAAACGGATTTCCAATAAATTTACTGCTATCCCATTGTGGGGATACTGTTTCTGTAAGGCCGGTGATTGTTGACCTGAACCATGCTTGTTTTGGCGTAGGTAATAATGGTGATGCAAATTTTAATAAAACAAAATCGGATTTATTTAACACTTTATCTATGGCCGTTTCTTCTTTATCAATAATGGATGGTAATGAATTCGCGATGACATCTCTTCCAATACTATCTTCAAAACCATATTTATTTTCTAAAGAATAATCTGTATTAACTTTTAGTTTAGAAAATGTACCATTTTCAGTAGCATCTCCTAAATAAGATTTTAATTTGTTATATGTATCTTCACTTAGTTCAAAAGATTGATTATTACCAAATACTTTTCCCGCTTTTGTTGAGGTTGCATGTAAATTAATAGGATTGAATATAGGAATATTTTCAGCTGTTAAGTTTACTAATTCTTCTGCTGTTGGATTATTGTATAATTCTAATAAATTGGATAAATCATTTCGTTCATTTGTATCCGTTGAATTTTTTTTACTTTTAAGAGAAGAATATGTTGATTCAGGACCATATAGACCAAACAAATTAGAATCTACATAAACTAGTTGATTTATAAGTGAATATTTTTTAGCTGCTTTTGGAAACTTAAGTGCATTATTGCCTAAAAATATTTTTGTAACAAGGGCTTTAGCTGAAGTTGCGTATTGACCCATAGCAGCGTTTGTTCGCAATCCCGTTCTGAAATTTTGTAAAGTACCTTTTATCAAATCACCTACAATTGGAATACCTTGACTTTTTTTCTTTAATCCATATATAAAATCCATAGATGTCCCATCATCCCATGCTTCTTTAAATGTTCTTCCTTTGTATCTTTCTTTTACTAATAGTGATGGATATACTGGATATGGGTATAATCCAATATGATTTATTGCACCAGCTACAGCCACTCTAGCACTAGAAATAAGACCACCTATACTATTTGGTGTTGCGTTTCTATTGGCTACCATTAAATCCTTTGCATATGTACTTTGTGTAGTTAATCTTATTGTATTAGTACCATATAAAAACGGAGTTGATAGTAAATGTAAAGGTCTTAATCCTAAAAAGTTTTCTTCAGATAAAGTTTCAGTATATGTATTTTTTACAACATCTTTTTTAACATATGCTACTCCATTTGTCACATTAATAGGACTACCTAATGAACTGTTTAAAGAAGATACTGCATTTGCTGCATCAGTTCCTAATGCTTTATTTAAATCAACAGAAAATCCATTTCTTAATTTATTAAAAGTTGGTATTACATTTTTATTTAACAATATACTATTTGTAGTAATTGCAATATCTTTACCATTTCTAACCGCATTATTAGTTTGAGCCGTTTGGCCGTTTGTTAATTTTTTATTTTTAAATAAATCTATTAAAGATGGCATTTTTTATATTTTTATATTACTAAGATAATGCTAATGTGTTACGTGTATTTCTTGACTGTACTCCAATAATACCTGATGTTAATTTTTGGCCATCCATAGATGCATGTGCTACAATTCCACCCGTTGTTAATTTTTGCATCAATGTATCTACTCTACCAAGTAATGCTATATATTTACCATCATTGTTATTTGATGATAGCGAACTTCCTCCAGATAATTTTTTTGATATACCCGGACCCATAGCAACATCATCATTTTTAGTTCCTTGGAATATACCACCTTCTCTAGTTGATACTACTGGTCCTTTCCCTGCTGGTTTGTTAAAATCACCTACACTATTAACCATTCCCAATCCGGCAGTAAGAACTCCCGCTGCAGCTGCTCCAGCTATTACTGGAATTAATGGTGCTGCAATACCTACGGTAGATGCTGCCAAAGCCGCTGCTACAGATGCATACACAGCGGATGCTCCCCAAACTACAGTAACAGCTGCTAAAGCTTTTGCTATACCTAATGCACTTCTCATACCTTCACTAACTTCACCAACAGGCCCAGTTATTGATGATATTGCGCTACCAATCGCCTTAAATATAGAATGAATAAATCCAGCTACACCGGATACAACTTTTAATACATCAACTAACGCTGTTAAAAGAGGCATTATCGTTGTTCCTAATTCTGCTCCAATTGCTTTAAATGCATTTGCTGTTTGTGTTAATTCTCCTTGCATTTCTTGCTCAGCTTTTGCTTTTTCTAATGCTGTTTTTAATTGAGCATCATCCATTTTACTTATATCAAGACCATTTTTCATAGCCTCATCCATTACTTTTCTTTGCTCATTATCAAGCCCTTGTAGTTTTTTCTCTAACATCAATTGGTGTTGTAATTTACCCACAGTAGTTCCCAATGCTTTTGCTAATGATTCTTTTTCAAAACTACTTTTCTGAGAAAATTCTCTACCTCTATTTAATTGCCTGTTTACTTCTTTTTGTGCTTCAATTTCTTCGCCTGCGGCTGCTAGTGCTCTTGCTCGTGCTAAATTGAATTGCCCACCAGTCATAGCATTTGCTGCCAGTTCTTCACCAATACTTCCTTCAAAATCTAAAAGGTTTTCTGTTGTTGCTAGTACATCATCTAAACTAACTCCAAGTTGTCTAGCACCCAATTCAGCTTTAAAAATTTCATCAACGCTATCTCCCATATATTTTGCGATTCGTTCGGATGCGCTTTTAATATCTTCAAATACTTTTTTAGGAGCTATACGTGCAATCTTAGCAACTTGAGTAGCTTGTAACATAAATCCCGTTGCAGTCTCATCACTAACATTAGACATTCCTTGCATTATTGATAAAACTTCTGCAGATGATTCAGCACTTACACCAAAGTTTGCTGACATTACCGTTAAAGCATCTCTAACATTTTTTGTTGGTTGATATAACTCTGAAAATTGTTTTTGATAATTTTCAATTACATCAAATATATCTTTTGCTTCAACTCCCAATCCTGCCATTTCCATACGGCTCTGTCTAACACTATCAGCAAGCCCCTCCATTTGAGAATTTAAAACACCAGTCTCTTTTCTAAACTCACTAGCTGCTGAACTTAAATCCGTAAATTCTTTAACTACTAATACCACTACCGCAAGTATAGCGGCCCACCCTAATCCTATCTCAGCCACACTTTTTGCAAATGATTGAACTCCCTTTACCATATCTCCTAATTTACCAGGAAGTGAATCAAAAACGCCATTTATACTTTCATTTAATTGTTTAATTCGTTCTTCTCTTTTTACAAATTCTTTACGTTCCGCATTAGCTTTTTTATATAATCTTATACCTTCGTTAGTTAATCCATTTGTTTCTGCCTGAAATTTAAAAGCTTCTTTTTGGTCATCAGTTAATGTTGCAAAATATGATTCGGTTGCTGAACTTTTAAGAAGTTCATTTTGCTTTTCTAATTCTTCTCTGGTTAGTTTAAATTGCGCTCTTTGTTCTTCTGTATATACTCCTAACTTACCTCCCGCTTCAATATAAACGCCGGTTTCTTTTCTCTTAAGCATTATAATTTCTTTAGTAATATCGGCAATTGTACTATTTCCAGTAATTTGATCTGTTAATAGTTGTTGTACTGCGGGTGACAGTTTTGCTAAAGAATCCAATTGGTCCTCTTCATATTTAGCTGCGTCTTCGGCTAACTCACGTCTTTTCTTTGCATTATTTTTTCGCTTTTCTTCAGCTTTTACTATTTTTTCAACAACACCTAATTCTTCTTTTAATTTATCAAGACGTTTCTTTTCCTCAACCATTTGAGATTTTAAACGGTTTGCTTCCTTAGATTTAGAAACAGCAGCCTTTTCATTTTGCGCATTAATTCGTTTTTCAGTTTCTTCAATCTGCTCTAAAAGTTTTAACCTTTCTTGTTCTTGTTGTTTTATATTAGCCATTTATATAGAAAATATTAAGGTGCCCAGCCAATATCTTGGAATTTTTTGTATAAAACAGGATCTTCCTTTTTAAATTTCTCTATATAAGGACCAGAATCTCTTTGCAAAGCACTTATTTTGTTATGAATTTTTTTTAATTCAGGATCGTTATCAATTGCTGTTTTAAGTTTATCAGGAATTGGTTTTTTTGAAAATAATCCAAAAAACTCCTTTAGATTCTCTTTTTTTATTTTATATTTTTTTGCCATATGCGGTTATTTATAATATTACAACTATAAATATGATATAAACAAAAAAGTTAGGACTATCTATTAATCCTAACTTTTGATTGCTTATTTTGTTGCTCAGCTGCTTCGTTTTCTTTTTTCTTAGCTTCTACTAACTTATTATAGTAAAACATTCTAAGATGGGTTGGCATTTTGTATAAATCCATTAAATTAAACCCATTTCCGTATTGTACCATCTCAAATATTTGAGTATGGATTTGTACACTATGATTCGGAGCTAGGCCAAAAAAACCCTACGCCCATTGCTATGGGCAGCACCTCCGTTTCACCATCTTCATGGGTATATGTAAATTTCATATCCATGTCAGGCTGAATTTTTTTAATGTATTCTCTAAATGCTCTACTATCTTTAGCTAAAAATCCATTTATAAATTTGTTAATATGTGAAATATCTCTATTACCATCAACTCCTTTAATCATATGTCTAAATCTAGTAGTTAAATCTTGTGATACATCTTTATTTACTTTTTCTAAAGCTTGAATATCTTTTTCTATTGCTTTTTCATCACCATGTGTAAGTAATTTAAATGTAATTACATTACCACTTGGAGTTTTAAATTCAAATTCATTTTTATTTGTAAATAATGAATAATCAACTTTTTTTGTTTGAATTTTAGATAAATCAATATCAACATTAACAGTATCACTTAATGTAGAAGAATAAACGGTTACAGGATAATGAGGTCCATATCCTAATAATCTTGTTGCTAATATAATTGCGTTTTTATCTCCAATAAGAATGTCATCTATATTAACATTATCAACAATAACAGATTCAAATAACTTATCTAGCACAATACCTTTTTTAATAAGATTTTGTGAAGAAAGGATATCTTCTTCCTTTGCAGTCATATGTTTGATTGTAATTTGACCAGATGCTAATGGATGGTCTATTGGATATACTTTACCTTGCGATGGTAAATCCAATACTTCCGTTGGAAAATCATATTGTTTTTGTGTCATAACTTTACTTTGTTTTAAGTTTGTATATATAAATACATAGTTTTTAAAAAATTGGAAAGCATAAAAAAGGGGATATTTTGGTATCCCCTTTAATTTTATATGTTTTATATTAGAATTCTAATACAGCGTAATCGTATGCTACTTGCAGTTCGATTGATGCTGGGTCATTAGATGTCATATCTAATTCACCAAAGTTTACTTGTAATGGAAATGCTCCATATAAATTCCAAGTTTCAACAACATCACCAACTGGTCCTAACATTTCAATTTTGATAGTCTTTTTATAGAATTCAGAATATCCTTTTCTACCAGTGATAGATTCGTGTCCTAAACGAACCCACTCCATAACTTGCTGTGCACCTGATGGTACAATTGGGTCATAAAGAGTAAATGTGATGTCTTGCCACTCACCTTTACCTTGTAACTTTCTCTTCACGTTAATGTGGTCTAAAGTTACAACTTCAAAATTGATTTGAGGTCTATTACCTGCTTTGATTAAATATGCATCTACACCGTCAATACTCAACTTATAGCGAGATTTCATTTTCGGTTCCCAGGTCTTGTAGAACATATCGTTGTATTCTAATACTGTTGCCATTTTCTTTTCCTTTTATTTGTATTAATAAATATTAATTTTGTTTATTTTCATATTATGCTGAGAAAGATGCTCCTGTTGGTAAGATGTTGAAATCAATTACTATGAATTCAGCTGTTTTAGCCGGTTGTAAGAACACTTGTCCTGCTAATATGTTTCTATCGATTACATCAGGTGTATTGTTTGTTTCATCCATTACTACTTTGAATGCGTACAAACCTTGTCTTTGTTGTATGCTCTCTAAGTAAGGATTAACAGTGTTTAAGAATCTAGTTCTAGTCTCAGTTGTATTTTGTTCAAATACTAAGAAACGAGATGTAGATGCTATAAACTTCTTCATTGTGATAAGTAATCTTCTTACGTTGATTCTATCTAATGCTGATGCTCTATCTTGCAATGTTTTTTGTCCAAATGCTACAATACCTTGTCCAGGGAATGCTGCGATTGGGTTTACTTTGTTCTCATATAGAGTGTCTCTTTCAGCATGTGTTAATCTATTCAATACTGAAACTGCTCCAGTAATACCACCTCTATTCAAACCAGCAGGTGCGAACCACTCTGCTGCCAATCTATCGTTTGCTGCGAATACAGCCGGCATCAATACTGATGGTGGTACAGTTACTAATTTGTTTGTATTAGTATCTATTGTTTTAACCCAAGGATAGTAAGTTGCTGCGTAGTTTGTATCAACTGCGTTAGCTGCTTCAGTTACAGTTGTAATAGTATCATCGTAATTTACGAAATCTGCTATATAAAATGCATCTTGTCTTTCTTCACAAATATCAATTGCTTTAGTAACTACTGCTGGGTGTAAGCTTCTTACAATACCAGGAGTTACCAACATATTAATATCATACTCATCAGGATTTGAGATTGCGTTAAGTGCTTTATCATAAGCTACAGAACCACTCTTTGCAGATGTTGAACAATCAAATCCTTGCGTATTTGCAGGTCCCCAATCAGTATCACCGGGCTTAGCCACAGGTACAGTTGGATTTAAACCATCAAAACCTTCTTGGAATCCTAATACAAATTGTCTCTTAACCATATCCGATGCAGATGAACCAGTTACTTCATATGTTAATCCGATTCCACTTATATTACCATCAAAACCAAAATCAAGGTTTGAACCAGTTTGTGCGTTTACAGGTATTGGTTTTAAAAATTGAGTATTATCCATAGATATACCTTCACTTTCAAAATCCATACCAGCATAATATATAGGAGATGATGAAGTATTACCAGTTGAATTTTTTTGATAAACTACAGATGGTAATCTTAATGCTTGTGCATTGTCCATTGCCTCAATTGGATTTGTATATGCTCCATGTCCAAATGGTGCTGCTGATATTGGGTATGAACCAGGTCCAGCCAAATCAGTAATATTTTGAACTTCTACTCTTACATATTTTGATTGATTAGTGTAATTACCAAATTCAGTAATTTTACCAGAAGAATTAATTGTAAAATATCTATCACCAATTCTTCTAGCTATATAGTTAGCGGAGTTAGGGTCTAAGTTTACATTATTAAATGTTTCTAATACACTCTTTCTTTTATCAGTATCTCCATAAGAACGAATAGTCACACTAAATGTAGAGTAATCAGTAGAAGCATCTTCACCAGCTGCCTTTACATTAGAAATACCAACTTTAAATTTAGTATTATATCCCGTACCATGTCCTTTAGTTACAAACTTAAATAAATTGTATCGTTGTCCAGAAATTAATTGAGATTTAACAACAGGTGTTTTAGCCTCACTTGCATCATATGCAAAGTCTTGAGTTGGTAATTGTTCAACACTCATTATAGTACCATTAGATGGATTACTAAATGATGATGATGCAAAATACTCAAAATATGTATATGCATATGCCTTTTTACTACCAAAAGTAGATTCACCAAATACATCAGAAATATCGTTTGTATTTTTTGGTAATATAGATGATGATATCCAACCAAATGAAGATGATAATAAGAATGAACCAGAGTTAGCTGCTGTATTATTACTAGCAATAACTGCCGATGGGAATCCTACTGTTTCATCACCTGTTTTAGTTGAATGTAATGTTGCAACTAATCTAGCTGCACCAGCTCCGTTGGATGCAAATACACCCAATGGTTCAATTTGTTGATAACCACCAACACCACCAACTCTTACGATGGTAGCTACGCCAGCTTCTCTTAAATAATTTTGTACTGCATATTCAGTATAATAAGTTCCATCAGGTTTTCCAAACATGTCTTCGAACTCTGATTGACTTCTTACGATAGTTGGTACGAATACAGGTCCTTGTTTAAAAGGTCCTATAAATGCTGCTCCAATTTCACCAATTCCTTGCGCTAAGAAGGATAGGTCATTTTCTCTTGTGAATACGCCAGGTGATACGATTCTTTCTGCCATTTTATTTCTACGATTTGTATTTTGAATGTATGTCTGTAAATAGTTACATTAATACTCATATAAATATAAAGAAAATGTTCAAAACACAAATTTGTTTATAAATCTGCATTTTGAACATTATACACAAAATCGTTTATACTATTACGCCGGTTGAGGGTCTACTCCGTATAAATTACTACCAGATGTAGGTGCCCAAGGTAAATCAACATCACTAACAGTTACTCTGTTATATTTCTTAACTTCTATTTCTTTTGTGATTTGCATGTTAATATGGTCCCAATATGAGGTAGAAGATGAGCCACTTACTACATTTTTAACCCAACCTAATACTAAATTTTCGGTTAAATCTCTATAATCTACAAACCCATCACCATTAAGGTCTTGTGGTGTAAATGGAGTTGCTCCAACAAAAGTACCCACATTACCATCATCATCGGTTGCAATTACTTTCCAATTAGTACCCACTACCACATCACTTAAGGTATCAGTATTTTGTTTTCTAAGTCCTACTAAAGACCATTCGTATGTATATGCCATAATTAAATTATTTAATTGTTTTTAATAAATATATAACTTTTTATTTTTCTTCTATCAATTTTCGCAATTCCTTAACTTCCTCTTTTGTTTTGTTTAAGTCATCACTAAGTTCTTTAATAGCTTCTACTAATAGAGGTACTATTTTTTCGTAATCAACAGTCAAATAGTTTTCACCAGTTTTAGAACCTTTAATTTCTTTAGTTTGCGTATCTATATCCATATCAAACGGAGCTAGCGTTACAACCATAGGTAATACAGATTGAACTTGCTGAGCCGATAAACCTACTTGAATTTTTTCTTCAGTATATCCAAATGAACGTGCTAAATCATTTTCAATATAATAGAATCCATTAAGTTGATTCACTTTATCTAATGGATTTTCAATTGGTCCTAAATTGGTTTTCAATCTTTCATCTGAGTAATAAGCGATGATGTTGTTTTGAGAGAAAATCCAGCTATATGAATAAACGTTATCATGTATTGCATAGTTGATACGAGATGTACCATTCGGGTCAGAATAGTATCCCGTATTATCTC